ATACTTCTCACAAAAATAACTATTTATTGCCAAACATCAAACAGATCAAAGATATAAAGGCTTTTTCTTGTGAAACGAATATCGAGAAGATGCTCGCGGAAAATTATCGCAAGGCAATCCTCTGAAAACAAGGAAACGGGCAGGTGTCGTAGCCCGCCCGTTTCCTTGCTCGTCCGGTTCAATTCGGAAGCCCGTCCTTATACCGAATGACAATCGGAGGTGTCGTGCGTCGGGGTGCGGTGGCTCTCTCTACCAGCCACTTTCTGAAAACCGACGCAGGGTAGGTGTTCAGTCGGAACGCGAGAGCTACGACGACCTCCATATTATACACGTCCGCACTGTTGTCGTTGTCCAGACGGATACGCTTGCAGACATCGTAGTCGTGTAGGGCGTCGCTTTTGATGATCGCCTTGATTGCGCTGTTTACCGCTCCGGCGGTAGTGCCGAACAATTCGACTATTTCCGCTTCCGTCATCCATATAGCGGCGGTATCGGTCGGTATATCCAATCTGCCGTACTCGTCTATCGTGATTATTTCTCTTTTCATCGTCTTCTGTTTTTTTAAGTTCATTAAATCGCTTGACAAATAAAGCTCTCCATCTGCTCGATACGCTGCGCGAGTTTCTCCATGTCGCGGCTCACTTTCTCGGCTGTAATCTTCGCATAGATTTGCGTCGTGCGGATGCTTCGGTGTCCCAGCATCTTCGAGAGCGTTTCGATAGGTACGTCGTTCGACAGGCAGACCGTCGTGGCATAGGTATGGCGGCTCATGTGGAAAGTGATAGGCTGTGCAAGCAAAAGCGAACAGGTAAAGATTAAACGTAAACCGTTAGGAATAAGCGATATTTCTGTATTTTGCAAAGTTGAGAAAATGCAAACGACAACGGAATATTGAGGTTGTTCAGTTACCAAACCGTTAGCCGGGCAGTTACCGAAACGGGAACAGGTAACGGCAAGCGATGAAAAGAAATCCTCACCGTTTTGTTTGCACTCATACACAGCGTTTTGCGTATCAAGGGACGCTTATATGGCAAGTAAATTTGCACTTAAAAATATAAGCGTATGAAAGTAGAAAAATTCAAGGTGCTGCTCTACCTCAAAAAGAGCGGACTTGATAAATCGGGCAAGGCTCCCATCATGGGGCGCATCACCGTGAACCGCACGATGGCGCAGTTCGGCTGCAAGCTGTCATGCACACCCGAACTGTGGAATCCACGTGAAAGCCGTCTGAACGGCAAGAGCAAGGAGGCGGTGGAAACCAATGCCAAGATTGAGAAGTTGCTGTTGGCGGTGAACAACGCCTTCGACAGCCTTGTGAGCCGTAAAATGGATTTTGACGCCACCGATGTGAAGAATCATTTTCAAGGTAGCATGGAAACGCAGATGACGCTCATGCGAATGACGGATGTCGTCTGTGATGATCTCAAAGCCCGTATCGGTATTGACCGTGCGAAAGGAACTTATCCCGGCTATCACTATATGCGTCTGACACTCGGAGAGTTCATCAAGCATCAGTACAAGGTCAAGGATTTGGCATTCGGGCAACTGACGGAACAGTTCATCCATGACTATCAGACATTCGCCATGGAAAACAAGGGATATGCGATAGATACCGTCCGTCATCATCTTGCCATTTTGAAGAAGATATGCCGTCTGGCGTATAAGGATGGCTATGCCGACAGAATCCACTTCCGGCATTTTACCTTGCCGAAGAAGACTGAAACGACACCACGGGCATTGAGCCGTGAATCGTTTGAGAGAATCCGGGATGTGGAAATACCTGCTTACCGCAAATCCCACATATTGGCAAGGGATATGTTTCTCTTCGGGTGCTACACCGGGGTCTGTTATGCGGATGTTGTCTCGATTACCCATGAGAATCTATATACGGATGAGGACGGGGCTTTGTGGCTGAAGTATCGAAGAAAGAAAAACGAACTCCGTGCCAGCGTGAAACTGTTGCCCGAAGCGGTTACGCTGATTGAGAAGTATCACAGTGAGGACAGGGACACATTGTTCCCTTTATTGCATTGGCCAAATCTCCGAAGACACATGAAGGCGTTGGCGACATTGGCTGGCATCAAGGACGACTTGTGCTATCATCAGGCGAGGCACAGTTTCGCCTCGTTAATCACGCTCGAAGCAGGTGTGCCGATTGAGACCATCAGCCGGATGCTGGGGCACTCCGATATTTCCACCACTCAGGTATATGCCCGTGTCAGTCCGAAAAAACTGTTCGAGGACATGGACAAGTTCATAGAAGCGACCCATGATTTCAAACTGACCCTATAAATCCAACAACGATATGCGAAGCACATTTTCATTATTGCCATACATCAACCGCAGCAAGATTAAGGCTGACGGTACGACCGCCGTACTCTGCCGTATAACCATTGACGGCAAGCAGACCGCCATAAGTACCGGTATCTATTGCCGCCCCGAAGATTGGAACGGCAGGAAGAATGAGATAAAGACCATCAGGGAGAACAACCGCTTACGGGAATACCTGCGTCTGACGGAGGAAGCCTATGCCGAGATACTTAAATCGCAGGGTGTGGTCAGTGCCGAGATGTTGAAGAACCATATCTCCCTGAACAACATCCATCCGACCACCTTATTGCAAATGGGTGAATGGGAACGTGAGCGGTTGAAGAAGCACTCCGAAGAGATTGATTCCACTTCCTCCTATCGGGCTTCAATGTACTACCAAAAGTACCTGACGGACTTTATAGTGTCAATCGGGAAAAAGGATATGCTTCTTGAAGAAGTGAAGGAGGATTTCGGCAAGTCCTACAAAGCCCACTTGAAGAAATGCAAGAACTTCGGGGTTTCACAGACCAACCATTGTCTGCGTTGGCTGAACCGGCTGTTGTACCTTGCAGTCGACAAGGAGATTATCCGTGTAAATCCCTGCGAGGACTTGGAGTATGAGACAAAGCCGGAGGCAAGGCACAGGTACATCAGCCGCGAGGAGTTCAGGAAGATACTTTCCACCCCGATGTATGACAAGCGGATGGAACTGGCAAGACGGGCTTTTATTTTTTCGAGCCTGACGGGACTGGCGTATGTGGACATCAAGCTTCTTCATCCCCACCATATCGGAACAAATGCGGAGGGAAGACGGTATATCCGCATCAACCGCAAGAAGACAAAGGTTGAGGCGTTCATACCCTTGCATCCCATAGCGGAGCAGATATTATCATTGTATAACACAACAGATGATGGGAAGCCCGTGTTTCCTCTTCCCAACCGTGATGCCCTATGGTTTGAGGTTCACGAGTTGGGAGTAACCATAGGAAAAGAGGAAAACTTGACCTATCATCAAAGTCGGCACAGCTTCGGAACATTCCTGATTTCTGCGGACATTCCGATTGAGAGTATCGCTAAGATGATGGGACACTCTAATATCAGGACGACACAGGGATATGCACGGATAACCGATGATAAAATCTCTAAGGATATGGACAAGCTGATAGAGCGCAGAAAGGAAATATCGGCTGGTGAAAAGAAAAAACAGTGAATAATCATCATAAAATACATGGATTATGGACAGAGGAATAATCACTATCAGTAAAACGGGAGCGGTCACCGTACCGACTGCCCCTGCATGGATGACAAAGTTCGAGATAGCCGACCTGTTCGGGGTATTCTCTTGCGACATCCACAAGGCGATACGGGCAATTTACAAGAACAATGAACTGAACGAAGTTGATACAATGAAGTACATCAGGCAGCCCAATGGTATCAGTTATGACGTTTACAGCCTTGAAATGGTTATAGCCATTGCATTCAGGATATGCAGTAAAGAAACCCATTTGTTCAGGCGGTTCGTAATAAATGAAATCTGCGCCACCAAGAAAGGAAGCCCAGTCACATTGTTCTTCTCTTGTGGCAAGGGCGGCAACCTATGGTATAGTTGATGTTCTTCCCGTCAGCCACCTGTTCCCGATGCACGGATGCAAAGGTAGCGCGTGGCTTTGACGGCATCGGCAAGGTCAGGCGGCAGAGCCGTTTCGGGCAGAATCTTCCTCAAACGGAGTTGAGCGTATTCAGCCCGGAAACCTTGCCACTGCCTGCCACACGCTTGAAAGGCATCCGGCAGCGGAAACAAGCGACTGACGGGAAATCATAAGAAATAGAGAAACGGCTTACAGACGAAGCTAAACATTGATGCTTCATCCGTAAGCCGTTCCTTTTTTTGCCGAAGTTCCATTGCTGCCGCAAACATAGGGCAGACGGCAAACTGCGCTCCTTCAAGAAAATCAGGTTGCCGTCAGTCTGTAAGCGGAACGGTAGCTGTCAGCCAGCATCCTTTCGATGTCGGATTCACGGTAGAGGATTTTGCCGCCCAACTGAATATAGGCTATCCGTCCCTCGTTGCGGTAGTCCTGAAGCGTCCGGCGGCTTACCTTCAACCGTGCCGACACCTCCTTGTCGGTGAAGAAACGTTCCCCGTTCAGTGTCGGGCGATAGTTGGCGGTCAGATGCTCCACATTGTCCAGCAGTCGGTCAAGGCTGCCCATGAAGTGGATTATCCACTTGTTGTCCTTGTTAATCAGTTCATTCATACGTTTTGGATTTTAGTGGGTATTTACTATACTTGGTTTATATAGTCCTGCCTTTGAACCTTGCTTCCTTTCGCCTGTTCTCCACAATGGAGACGATGCGCTGCACGTCTTCAGGACGATAGTAGGTCTTGTGGTTGATTTGGCTGTATGCCAAAGTTCCGTTGTCCCGAAGCGTCTGCAACGTGCGTGGACTGATGTTGAGCATCCGGCACACGTCCTGATTGTCCATCCACTCGCTCATTTTCTTTTCTCCGTGCCGATGGCAGATGGCATCCATCCGGCTGACGAAGCGGTCGAACTTGACGACCAATTCCTCAAAGGTCTTTCTCTCGATTGATACGATTTCCATTGTCTTTCTGTATTAATAGTTGATGATTTAATTTTTAGTTTCCATGTGGACTGCATCCTCCGTTTCAGTAATGACACATATAGGCTTATTGACACCCATCAGGTTCAGTGCTGAAGTGATGTGACAAATAAGCAATGAATGACGACATTGCGTCATGAAGTCATTGAATCCATACGTCACCGAATTGTCGGAGAACCGGGTTTCCGACGGTTTGGGTATCCGTTTCGGCAAGTGTCCTCCGAAGCGGTTTTCCGGGTATTTTAATGTTCCGTTTCTCATATCTTCAAATCATTGGTTTCTTGAATCATGGTGCAAATAAACAATGATTTCTTGGAACTTGTATAACTTCTCCAGCAAGTGGTAGTATGTTGCGCAGATTGGCACTCATTGACCAAATTAAGTGCCTGTTCAACACAGTATTAATGATGTAACATTGCTCCCTGACAATAGGAAGCATCGACGGAGGCGTAGCCGGTGTCCTGAAAGGTATCCCCCAATCCGACAGGCGCAGGATTTTTGTGTCCTCAAAGACACAGCAAGATGTCTTTTCAGCCGCTCAAAATATTTTGAGCGGCCACGAAAAGCACTTGCCCTTGCAGGGGGCGGCCTTCCCCTCCGAAGTCGGGAAGCCCCTTTCAGAACTGCGGTGTTGTGACCCGAAGCGGCGTCTTATGCCGTCAATCCGCTAAATCCAAAGTAATATGAATGAGAAAAGGAAAAGCAAAGCAGGGAGAAATCCCAAACTTGATCTGGCGGTGTACCGCTACACCGTCCGTTTCAACGAGGAGGAACACAACCGTTTCCTCGCCATGTTCGGAAAATCGGGTGTCTATGCACGGTCGGTTTTCCTCAAGGCGCACTTCTTCGGACAGCCGTTCAAGGTGCTGAAGGAGGACAAGACGCCGGTGGACTATTACACCAAGCTGTCGGACTTTCACGCCCAGTTCCGCTGCATAGGCACGAACTACAATCAGGTGGTCAAGGAACTGCGCATCCACTTCTCGGAGAAGAAGGCGATGGCGTTGCTCTACAGGCTGGAGACGTGTACCATCGACCTTGTGAAACTGAGCCGGGAAATAGTGGAACTTTCAAGGGAGATGCAGGCTATATGGGAACAAAGACGGGATGATTCTATGGCACAATAAGATGTTCCTCTGATACGCAGTCCGGCAAGTGAACGAAGTCCCACGGGCAATTACATTGCCGACCATGTTGTAATCGGTCGTCCGGGAGCGTATATCAAGGATGAGAACCGACCGAAAAGGTTGAAAATGTAATCTAAGGCAGTAACGGACAAAATCGTTACTGCCTTTTAGCTGTCAATAAAAGCTATACGTTCTTGTATTGCTTCCTGTATTTAGTCGGCGACATCCCCATAGTATTTGTAAACACTCTTACAAAATGCGGCAAATCGTTAAAACCGACCATATAGCAAATTTCTGCGACCCCCCGTTGTGTATTTTTCAATAAATGGCAAGCCGTATTCAGACGATATTGCGTAACAAATTGCGAAAAGGTCATTCCTTTGCAACGCTTGAAATAAGAACAGAATGCCGAACGGTTCATGCCAACCTCTTCCGCAATATCGTCCAGCGCAATGGAATGGACATAGTGCTTCATGACATAGGCACAAATCTGTTGCATCCGACGAACATCTCGCTCAATGCGCATCGGTTTTCCAGCCAATGTATAATCGGATGAAGTAAAAATGACAGGCAGTAAGCGGAACATTGCGCTTAAACGTTCCAGTTCATCCATTTCATTTATTTCCGACAAAATCCTACGGATTATCCGTGAACTTTCCAAACCGAACTTAAGTGCATCGGTCGGAAACTGCACACCCGACAACCTGTTTCTCAATTCGGGAAACACCTCTATGCACCTTTCTAATAATGAATGGCTAAAAGCCACCATTAAGTATCGAACATGCCCTTCTTCATCAGTGCTGTCTGCATTATATTCCCAACGATGAATCATCGACGGTGGGATTAACACCACGTCGCCTGCTGTAAAAGGTTGTAATGTGTCTCCTGCCATGCGATTGCCCTGCCCATGAACCACATAATACAATTCCCACGCATCATGTTGATGCAATTTCGCTTCAAGGTTTACTTCTACCTGTTGGTCAATGAAGAAGAACGAATGATTTTCTACTTCAGGTAATTCATATGGTATAATAGCATCTTCCATAAGGCAAATTATATTTATATACCACAAATTTACGACAAAT